CTAGACGCCAACTGTTGTTGCACCACCACATGGGGCTGCTCTTCCCCTTCCTCACGTACGTGCGCGTGTCTTTATAACCCGAAGTTATAACAAAACCCGTCTTTTATAACTCGTTTCGTCGGCAAAACGACCCCTTGTGTGCCTCTTTTGTCTGTGCTTTAATCCGCCCATGTCTTTCCACGATGATCTCACGACCCTGGACCAAGTTGGTGCCGAAACCCTCGCGGACTACGAGCGCCGTGCTGGGATTTCTGCCCGTGCCTTGCTCGACGCCATACGCCGGGACCGCGTGCGGCTTCCACCCAGCGAGTCGTGCCTGTTGTCCTATTCGCTCACGTGCAACGATCCATCGATCGAAGCGACTGGCGCTTTGCAAAAGCACGAAGAAACACGAGCGCTCAAAATGCTGATCGTGTTGGCCGAGTACCGCGATGGCCCAGCGACCTCGATGTTCTCGATGCGCCACGCTTACACGACCGCCGGTGTGCACCGCACGACTTTGCTGGGCTGGCGCAAAGATCACCGGCTTTTCGATTCGCTGATGGAAGCGATCCAGGAAGAGATGGTCGACACGATGCGTGCCGAGGCTTACCGGCGATCGGTGGTGGGGCACGACGAGCCATTGGTGCACCAAGGCGTCAAAACGGGCGAAACGGTGAAACGATTCAGCGATGGGCTGCTGCAGTTCACGCTCATGGGCTACGATGCGAAATTCCGAGCGAAAGACGTGAACATGAACGTTTCTGGCTCGCTTGACTCAAACATTAACATCGAGGGACTCCGTGATCGCCTTGCACAACGGCTTGAGCAGAAGTCAAAGGCAGAAGGCTAGCAAAGCCCGAAACCTCGTTGACCCGGCGAACCTGCGCGAGTTCGTGGGAGAGCTGTCGAATACCGAAGCCATCGAGCTGTACTACGACTGGCAAACGTGGGCACGGCCAAACCAATACATTCCTCCCGGCGACCTTTGGACCATCTGGCTTATCCTCGCGGGACGCGGGTGGGGCAAAACACGCTGTGGCGCTGAGTTCGTGCGCTACCACGTAGAAAACGGTCTCGCTGGTCGTGTTGCGCTGATCGCCGAAGATGCTGGCGATGCACGCGACGTCATGATTGAGGGCGAGTCCGGTATTTTGGCCATCTCGCACCCCAAGTGCAAACCGGTATTTGTCCCATCGAAACGCCGTATCGAGTGGCCCAACGGCGCGATTGCCACGATCTATTCGGACAACGACCCCGAAACGCTGCGCGGACCCCAGCACGATTTGGCCTGGGTGGACGAGTTGGCGAAATTCCGCAATGTCGAAGATATGTGGTCCAACCTTATGTTCGGTCTGCGCCTTGGGCAAAAGCCCCGCGTTTGCATCACGACCACACCCAAGCCGATCCCGATCGTGCGCAAGCTCATGGACGACGACCGTGTGTACCTGACCACCGGCACGACCCACGAGAATTTCAACAACCTCGCACCCACGTTTCGTGACGAAATCGTGTCGCAGTACGAGGGCACGCGATTGGGAAGGCAGGAGCTGTACGCGGAGGTGATCGACCCCGAAGACTACGGCATTGTCAAACGCGAGTGGTTCAAGCTGTGGGACGCGGATCGTGCATTGCCCGAGTTCTTGTTCATTTTGCAATCGTACGACTGCGCCTACACCGAGAAAACGATCAACGACCCGACTGCGTGCAGCACCTGGGGCATCTTTCGCCCAAATGAGGACCGCCCACTGTGTGCCATGCTCATCGATTGCTGGGAGGACTTCCTCGCTTACCCGGACCTGCGCCCCCGCGTGATCGATGAGTACAAATCGGTCTACGGCGACCCGGGCAAAAAGGTGGACTTGGTGCTCGTCGAGGACAAGGCATCGGGCATCAGCATTTTGCAGGATTTGCAGCGAGCACAAGTGCCGTGCCGCGCCTACAACCCGGGGCGTGCCGACAAAGTCCAGCGTTTGCACTTGGTGGCCAACGTGATCCTGCATGGCCGTGTCTACATTCCCGAATCCACGGTCCACCGGGGTCAGCCACGCGACTGGGCTGAGCCGCTGGTGAGCCAGATCTGCTCGTTCCCCGATTCCGAGCGGGACGACTTGACTGACACTACGACCCAAGCGTTGCGACTGTTGCGCGACATGGGCTTCCTCAATTTCGACCCCGTGCCCGACGACGATTACGCGGACGACGAACGGGAAGCGAAGGTCAACCCCTATGCACAGTGAGGTGAAACATGGCGAATTGGTATGAAGACTTGGCGAAAACGCTGGACCCACAACCAGCCGATCTAGCCACGATTTTTGCCGGTGCGCGTTCAGCTATCCCCGTCTACGCTGCTATGGGCGCGACCAGCTTGAACGAGGGCGAAGATGAAGCGCTGCGCAAACTTTATGGTCCGATACCCAAGCCCTCGATGCCGCCATTGAGCGAAGAGGACGAGCAAAGCCGGATGATCGCGGATTTCGAGCGCCAGTTCCCGACGCCCGAATTGCGGCGTGCAGCACTGCAGCATATGCGAGCCGTTCGCACCAACAGAGCGTATGATGCGGAAACCGCCACCCGGCGTGTAGACTTCGCACCGCAGGGTACGGGACCCGAGATGCGAGCCACACCACCCAAGGCGCGAAGCTCCGACTTGATGCGTGCACCAGTGGCGAGGCGTGCGTTTGCTGGTGGTGGTAGTGCGAAAAAGACTGTGCAGCAGATGGCGGATGAGCTGTTGATGAAAGGCACGAAGGTCGCCGACAAGCCGGACCTCGCACGCCGTTCACTGTTCGGACTCAAGGCCCAACCAGCGATGGATTTTCCGCTAGCCCGGATCGACGACAAAGCGCTCACCAAGCTGGAAAAGCATTTTGGCAAAGAGGGCCAAGCGCCAACGGTGACTGAGAAGACGACCACCGTGTCGCCCGATGCAGGCGCTACGAAATCGACGTTGAAATCGATCACCGAAACGCCTATCTCCCGTCGCACCGTGCTCAAATCCGCTGCGGGTCAGGCGATGCAAAGCATGCTGCCCATGGACGAGTTGGCCAAGCTGGCCGATGTTCCCGCTGCTGTAACCCCAGTTGGTGCTATAGCCCAGGCAGCCCGTGTCGCGCCAGCATTGCCGGTCACGATTGAGTCGGTCCTGGCTGGCGCTATGAATCGGGGCTTGCGGAAGCAACAAGCGATTGATGTGGCTGCAGCACGGTTTCCAGAGTACGATTTCAACGAAATCGAAGACAGATGGCGAGTGTTGAAAGACCCATACAGGCAGATCGGGGAATACTCGGATGATGCCGATGTAGACCTACTCGAAATGAGTCGACCCGCTGAAAACCTGCGCGGTATTATTGGCGCTCCAATGAGTGGTCCATTGATGGCGACACGCCCGTACATGCGTGCAATGAGAGAAGCATCGCCCCGGATCTACGAAAAAGCGAAAGCATACTCGAAAGACGCTGCCGAGGGTTCCGTTGAGGGTCTTGTGGATCGCGGCTTGCTCCAAGGCGAGGACGAGATAGCGCGGTTCTTGCGCAACGACCCGTCGATTTACGACCTCATAGGCCAGCGCTGATAAAATATAAGGATTTTTATGGCCACACAATTCCCACCACCGCAGATGGAAGCAGCACCCGGACCCGAGGATACCGAAGGTCTGGTGTTCGACTTGGATGACGAATTCGCAGAGGTTGAAGAGCAGCCCGATGGGTCCGCTATTGTGCGGATGGATGAATTCGAAGGTCCGATGCAGGACGGGGATTTCTACGAGAATCTAGCCGAGACGATTCCGTCGTGGGATTTGAGTCGCATGGCGCTCAAGTACATCGAGATGGTGGAAAAGGACCGGGATGCGCGGAAAGATCGGGACAAGAAATACGAAGAGGGACTGAGGCGCACGGGGATGGGGAACGATGCCCCGGGCGGTGCGACGTTTGCCGGGGCTAGCAAGGTCGTGCACCCGATCATGGCCGAGGCGTGCATCGATTTCGAATCGCGAGCGATTAAAGAGCTGTTCCCACCGGACGGTCCAGTGCGGACCAAGATCGTGGGGAAAAGCGAAGAGGAAGCCACCCTTCGAGCCGAGCGCAAACGCGACTTTATGAATTGGCAACTCACCGAGCAGATCGAGGAATTCCGAGACGAGCAAGAGCAGATGCTCACGCAGTTGCCACTCGGTGGATCGCAGTATTTAAAGCTCTGGTACGACACCCGGATGAAGCGACCCTGCGCCGAATTCGTCGCGGTGGACAATGTGCTGCTCCCATTCGCTGCCGGATCGTTTTACACCGCGCAACGGGTGACGGAACAGCAGGACATTACACAAGAGGAATTTGAATCGCGTGTTGCCAGCGGCCTGTACCGCGACATCGACATCATCCGCGCCAGCATGGAACCCGAGACCTCGGCTTCGGAAAAGGCGAATAACAAGATCGAGGGTCGGCAATTCGACGACAATGAGGACGGACTGCGCCGGGTGTACCACATCTACGTCAACATGCCAGTAGAAGACGACGGACACTCGGAAGGCGAAATCGCGCCCTATATCTTGATGATCGACGAGTTGAACACCGAGGTCATCGGACTGTACCGCAACTGGGAAGAGGGCGACGAGAGCATGGCCAAGCTCGACTGGATGGTCGAGTTCAAGTTCATCCCGTGGCGCGGAGCCTACGCCATTGGTCTGCCCCACCTGATCGGCGGCTTGTCGGCTGCACTGACCGGTGCTTTGCGTGCGTTGATGGATTCAGCGCACATTAACAACGCGGCGACGATGCTCAAGCTCAAAGGCGCGAAGATTTCGGGCCAGTCGCAGCAGATCGAAGTGACCCAGGTGGCCGAGATCGAGGGTGCACCGGGGGTCGACGACATTCGCAAAATCGCAATGGCGATGCCCTTTAACCCGCCGAGCGAAACGCTTTTCAATTTGCTGGGCTGGCTTACCACTGCGGCAAAAGGTGTTGTGACCACGAGCGAGGAGAAAATCGCCGACATCAACGCCAACGCACCCGTTGGGACCACCCAAGCGCTGATCGAGCAGGGTGCAGCGGTATTTTCGGCAATTCACGCCCGTTTGCACCAATCGCAAGGCCGGGTGCTGATGATCCTGCAGCGTATCAACCGCTGGTATTTGGACGACATGCGCAAGGGCGACATCGTCCAAGAGCTGCCGATCAAACGCGAGGATTTCAACCGCAACACCGACGTGATTCCGGTGAGCGATCCGCACATTTTCAGCGAGACTCAGCGATTTGCGCAGAACCAAGCGGTGTTGGCGCTGATGGACAAGTACCCGGACCAGTTCGACAAACGTGCCGTCATCCAGCGGGTGATCAAGCAGATGAAGGTGCCGAACCCCACCGAGTTGATGCCGAGCATAGTGGAACCGATGGAAATGAATGCAGCAGAAGAGAACGCATCGATGTCGATTGGTCGTGCCGCATTTGCCTACCCACACCAAAACCAGCTGGCGCATATTCAGGCGCATTTGGACTTCGCGCTCAACCCGATGCTGGGGTCTTCGCCCATTATCGCCCCCGCTTTTATGCCCTCGTTCCTGGAGCATTTCAAGCAGCACTTGATCCTGTGGTACATGGGCCACATGAACGGATACGTGGAGGAGTCGCTGGGCAAGAAACCCGAGGACTATGATGTACCCGGGATCACCGGGGAGATCGACAAGCTGTACGCGTTGGCGTCGCAGCACACCGACATGGACACGAAAGACGCGTTCACCAAGGTCATGCCAGCGCTGCAAAAGCTCGTGCAGACCATGCAGCAGAACAAGCCCGAGCCGCCGATGGACGCGTCCGACAAAGTGATTCTCCAGACCTCGATGGCCGAGACTCAGCGGCGTGCAGCGAAGGACCAGATGGAAGCGGAGCACGACAAAGCAAAGTTGCAAGCTACGATGCTGGACAACAATCGCCAAATGCAGATCGAGATCGCGACGAACGCGAGCGACAATCTGACAGAGGAACGGATCAAGACTGCGGAGTTGTCGCAAGATGCCTCCGTCTTGAAACACGAGCAGGAGAAAACTGCAATCACCGCGCTGGAAGGCGCACAACGAGCCTTAGGAGGTCAAAATGGCTACCAATAACGCAGGTCAAATGGGTCAAGATGTGAATATGCACAAACGCATAGCGATGGGTGCAAAGCTTGACGGGTCTTCACTGGGCGCGAAAGAGGACACCAAGTCCTCCAGCAACACCAAGCCCAAGGTCGGCGCGTTGATGCAAGCGAAGAAGAAATAATGCG